GAGGTCGCCGGTGCGCGAGAGCCAGAGCCGGTTCGGCAGGTCGCGCGAGCCGCCGAGCACCAGGCGGGCCTGGTGGAAGCAGCCGGTGACCGGCCAGCCGCGCAGGTTGCTGAAGGCGCTCTCGGCGTGGTCCGTGGTGGGGTTGGTATCGGGCAGCGGTTCCAGCACCTGCGCCGTCGCCGCGAAGCCGGTGGCGACGCCGGTGATGCGGACGCGCCTGCCGGCCAGCGTGAAGCTCGCGTTGACGTGGCCGGGGCGGAAGAAGTCGGCGGAGGCATTGATGACGATGCTGCCGGTGGTGGCGCTGGCCTGCAGCGTCAGCCCCTGCGCGAAGATGTGGACGGGGTCGCGGGTGAAGGCGAAATCGGTCAGCGTCCAGCTTGCCGCGCCGGTCCGCGTGACGCGCTTCGGCGGCATCTCCGGGTGGAACAGCAGCAGCGTGTCGGCGTTCTGCGTGAAGGCGATCTGCGGCAGCATGGCGGCGGTCCACGGCGCGGCGAGGGCGGCGATCTCCGCATCCTCGCGGAAGACCTGCAGGCGGCCGGCGGTCAGCACGATCAGATAGGTCTGCTCGGTGTTGAACTCGAAGGGCAGCAGCCGCGCGGGGCCGTCGAGCATCGCGACGTGGCGCAGGCCGGGGCGGCGGGCGACGCCGCCGGTCGGCTGGATGACGACATTGCGCAGGCGGCGCGCGCCATTCTCGAAGGCGCGCAGGTCGCCGCGGCCGAGCAGCTCGGGCGCGAGTTCGCCGGCGGCGAAGCTGGATTTGGTGCGGCGGGTGGCGGCGGCCATTCGTGTCAGCCCCGGACGGTGACGAGGGGGAAGTTCTCGATGGCGCGCGGCGTGTCCTGCTGGCTGTCCACCAGCCGCGCGCCGCGCAGCTCCTGCTCGGACAGGCGGAACAGCACCTCGGAACGCGAGGCCGATTCGGTCAGCGGCAGGCAGAATTCGGCGGCGAGGCGGGCGACGAGCGCCTGCGCGAAGAAGGGCGGGAAGGCGCTTTCGTCGGGACGGAAGATGTAGGTGAGCGTCACCGCCTCGGCGTCCGCGTGCAGGCGGCCTTCATGGATGCGGTACGGCGCGCCGCGGCCGCGGCCGGCATTGCCTGCCGACAGCGCGCGCAGGAAGCCGGGCGGCAGCTGGAAGGCGTATTGGTAGTCCGCGTGCGGCGTGGCGGCGAGGCGCGCGAGAGCGGACTGGCCGGTGGCGAAGGACCAGGGATGCGCCGAGAGGATCGCGTCGCGGATGCCGGGGTAGAGGTTGGCGGCGACTTCCGCCTCGGCGGTGCCCTCGGTGAGCGAGGCGATCGGCTGCGCGCCGAGGCGCAGCAGCGCGCGCGAGCAGAGCGCGACGGCGGTGAGGGACATTGGTGCAGGCTCCGCGTGGAACGCGTGATGACGGGCCCTCCCCGCGTCGTGCCGAAGGCACGCCTCCGGCGTGACGCGGGGGAGGGAGAGGCGCGGGAGGGAACTGTCCCCGCTATTCGAAGGCGCGCATGCGGATGACGCCCGGGTCGTCCACGAGGACGGCGCCCTGGCTCATCATGTTGGCGACGAAATGCGCGGCGCGGTCGCCGTGCCAGGTGACGTCGGTCTGCACTTCCGCCGCGGCGGCATGGCCGATCGCGGTCTTGTGGTAGAAGTAGCAGTAGCGCAGCGCGCCGACCTTGGTCAGGCCGGAATGCGGCATCCACAGCGCGCCGAGCCAGCGCTTCGCCTGCGTGCCCTTCCAGGGCAGGTCGTCGCTGCCGACATAGTCGGCATCGGCGAATTCGGGGATGTTGAGCAGCTGGCTCCACTGCTTCCAGCCGACGACGGCGAAGCGGTTGCCGTCATCGGGGACGTCGGCGGCGCCGAGCATCTCGAAGGCCAGCAGCACCTTCTCCTTGGTCAGGCCGTCGGCATCCGTCGTGCCGGGCGCGGTGCCGAGCGCCTGCATCGTGCCGGTGTCGAGCGCCGCGATGATCAGCTCGTCGGTCTTGCGGCCGAGCGCATAGGCGCCGGCGTCGGCGATGACCGCGCGCTCATCGAGATTGGCCTTGAGCTCGTCGAGGCGGTCCACCCAGTCGCCGGCGTAGTAGTCCTGCAGGATGCATTCGACCTGGAAGTGGTCGAGGTTCATCACCGGCACCTGGCCGTGGCGGGACTTCGCCGCCGCGACACCCTTGCCGACGCGCGGGAAATAGGTGCTGGAACCCTCGATGCCGGTCTTGCTGCGGACGGTCTTGCGCAGCTTGGAACCCTGGCGCTGGTAGGCCTCCTTCACCTCGTTCTGGAACACCTTGGTGAAGACGGCGTCGATCTGCGTGCTCATCGGCACGTGTCCTTTCATGGGTGCGGTTGCGGGGTGGTGCGCGTTTGCCGTGACGGGCGCGCGGCACGCACGGGCCTCGCGGTTGACCGTGCGCGGAACGGGGGCGGGGCGGATGGGAGCGTGTCACCGGGAGCGATGCGACTTCACCGGCTGCTCGACCATCCGCCCCGCGAACGGCGCCTCGACCGGAGGGAGGGCGGGAGGCGCCGTATCGGGTGACGCCCTCCCGCGCGTCACGCCGAAGGCGTGCCTTCGGCGCGACGCGGGGGAGGAGAAGCGGCTCAGCCCTCGACCAGCCTGCGGAACCCGTCGGTGACGCGCTTCACGAAATCCGGCTCGCGGGTGCGCCAGTAGCGGGGGTCGCGCATCATCTTGCGCAGCTCCGCCTCGTCGGGCGCCGAATCGGCGGAAGCGTCGCGGGAGAGCGGCGGTTCCTTGGCGTCCATCATGCGGTAGATCGCCATCACGCCCTCGGCGGTGGTGGCCAGCGCGTTGAAGACGGCTTCGGAGAGATTCGCGCGGCCCCAGGCGGCGATCTGCGGGGCGACGCGCCGGTAGCGCTCCTCGCCGCCGAATTCGGCATGCAGCTTCTCACGCTGCCTGCCGGCCTCGAACTCCGCGGCGGCCTCGGCGATCAGCGGCATCAGCCGCTCGGCCGCGAGATCGTAGACCAGCTGCGCCTGCTCGCCGGTGAAGCCGGCCTGGTGCAGGCGGCGGTTGACCTCCGCATCGGCGCAGCAGAGATCGTGCTTCGGCGTGATCGCGTAGCCCTCCGGCGCCTCCGGCACGCCGATCGCCCTGCGCCACCGCGCGCGGTCCTCGTCCGGCGCGTCCATGCCGGGCGGGGTCATGCGGCGCGACATCGCGCGTTCGAGCTCGAGGTAGGATTTCAGCAGCGCGTCAACGCGCAACGCGCCGGTCTCGGGGTCCTTGAACTTGGCGGGCACCTCGATGGCGGGCGTGGCGGTCACGTCCAACAGATCCTCGGTCATGCCGGGGTCACTCCTGCGGGGGTTGAGGGCGAAGAATCTCGGCGGGCGCGCCGAGCGTGCGGGCGAGCCAGCGGGTCGCGGCGGCGGCGTCGATCGTGGCCGCCGCCTCGCCGCCGATCTTCGCGGCCGCTTCGAGGAACAGCAGCGTGTCGGCGGCATCCGCGCGCGACTGCACGCGGGCCAGCGGCGAGGCGTAGACGAGGCGCGTCTCGCGGCCGTCCAGCATCACCGCCGGCACCTCGCCGCGGCGACGCAGGATGGACAGGCAGCGCGCGATCAGCGGCGTCAGCAGCTCGGCCTGCAGGCGGCCATAGGTGGCGCCGAGCAGCCGCGCGGCGGCGGCGGCGCGTTCCAGCACCTCGGTCGCCGTCATCGGCGCCTTTTCCGAGGTGGCGATGCGGTCGGCCAGCAGCGCGGTGCGGATGCGCGCGCGCAGATCCTGCAGCACCAGCTGCGAGACGTCGAAATTGCCGGCCGCGGCCAGCGGCGTGATGCCGGCCGAACCGGCCGCCTTCGGGATGATGGCGCCGGGCACCAGGCGGATCGTCGCCGGGTTCAGCACGCCGTCATCCTCGGCCTGCCAGATTCCCGTCGCGGCGATGGAGGCGTTCTTGAGGATCAGCTCCACCACCTTGTTGGCGGTGCGGATATCCGGCAGCGCCTTCGCCACCGGGCCGCGGCCATAGGTCTCGCCGGGCAGCTTCAGCCAGCGGAAGGCGATGAAGGGATTCTCGCCGAAGCGTCCTTCGCCGAGCATCACCGGCGCCGCATCGTCGCGGTCCAGCACGGCGGCGAAGCGATGGCCGAGCCGCGCATCGGGCCAGGCGGCCTCGACGATGCGCAGCTTCTCCTCGGCGTCCTCGCTGCGCCGGCCGCGCGGCAGCGCGGCGTTCGGCCAGCGGGCGCGGATCTGCTCGGCGGTCAGGCGCAGGCAGCGGAACACGGTATCCAGCCGGCCCGAGGCGCCTTCCTCCAGCACCGCCTCCCGCAACGGCACGGCGCGGAAGCGCAGCGCCGAGGCTTCGCCGGGCGGCGCCTCCTCGACCAGCAGCACGCCGGTGCCGGCGACGACGACATCGAGGAAGGCCTGGTGGAGTTCGAGCGCGAAGTTCGAGCGGTCGAGATGGCCCTGCAGCGTCTCGGCCGTCTCGGTCAGCGACGTCGCGATGGCGGCCTCGGCGTCATCGGTCGCGTCGCGCATCGGCGAGAGGGAGAACCAGCGCGACCAGGGCGGCGCGAGTTCGGCGAGCAGCGAGGCGGCGAGCTGTTCGGCCGCGTCGGCGGCGGTGCCGTCGAACAGCGGCGCCGCGCCGGGCGCGGGCAGCGCGTGGTCGTAGCAATCCTGCCAGGTGGTCTCCAGCGGGCGGCGCCTGGCGATGGCGCGTTGGTGGCGCGCGAGGATCTCTTCCGGGGACATCGCGGTCATTCCCCGAGCAGCGTCTTGCGCTGCGCGGCGAAGGGCAGCGGATCGAGCACGCCGCGCGGGCTGGTCGCGATGGTGCCGGCGATGCCGCGGCGGGCGCGCTCGACGGCGGCGGCGCGGGCGGCGCGCCCCGCATCCTCGACGGCGGCGGCGGTCTGGGCGGCGGTCTGCGCGACGGTCTCGGCCTGCACCTGCGGCGCCGGCGCTTCGATCACCGTCGGCTTCGGCGCGCGGAAGATGCCACCCATGCGCGGGTTCCTTCGATCGGGGGTGAGAAAAGGCGAAGGCCCGCCGGGCAGGTGCCGGGCGGGCCTTCGAAGGCTCGGGAGGGAGGAGAATGCCCTCAGGACGCAATTCGTCCCTTGGTGAGGGGGTTTGTAGCGGGGCTCGCCGGCGGTGTCAAGTATTTTTTCCTAGATTGCGCAGGGGCGGATGGGGCGTCCCGCCCAACGCCGCAAACAGGCCGAACGGCGTCATCGCGCGCGGCGCGTCGGCCCCCAGCAACGCCCGGCACAGCCCGACGCAGGTGAACGGCGCCAGCGGCGGCAGCCGGCGCGCCTGCGGCGGCGAGGGCGTGAAGGGGCCGAGCACCGCCAGCCCGGCGCGCCGGTAGAAGCCCGGCAGGTCGAAGGCGGCCGGCACCGGCAGCCGCGCCACCACGAGCCGGCCGGAAAGCGGCTCCAGCACCGTCCAGCCGGCCTCGTCGCGGATCGCCGCGAAGCAGTGGCGGAAGCCGCGGCGCAGCAGGCGCAGCCAGGGCTGGTCGGCCTCGCCGCCGAAGGCGATCCAGACAAGCTGGCCGGATTCCTCGGCAAACCGCCGGTGCGCCAGGCGCTTCACGGGCGCCGGCCGGGAAAGGGGATGATCTCGGCGCCGGCCGGCATCGTCATGCCGCGCATCGGCCCGGCGACGATGCCCTTCTGCCGCAGCGGGAAATCCAGCCGGTCCATCGCCTCGCGCCAGATCGCATGGTCGGCGCGTTCGCTCGGGAAGCGGGCATTCGGGGCGGTGCCGCGCTCGCCCCAGAGCCGCATGATGCGGGCGTGGTGCAGCTGGATGCGGCGCTGCCGGTAGAGCCGATCGAGGCATTTCACCACGTCGTCCGGCTCGCAGGGGCGGATCACGGCGCCGCGGCCGGCAGCGATGCGGGCACCGTCGCGGCGGGCGGTGAGGGCGGCCATGGTCCAGAACCAGGCTTCCTCGACGGTGGCGAAGGGCTCGGCCTTGGCGAGCGAGGCAAGAATGGGGGAGCGGGGGGACGCGAAGGGCATCGG